CGCTTTTGCTAATGTTTGATATTCACCCATGTCCATTATACTTGTCTCCAATCAATTTTAATAACATTACCTTCTTTAGATACTATTTTAGGACTTAATTTAACTTTAGACTCAAGCTCATCATGTTTATCTAATTCACTGTGAACTTTTTCTTCATCTAGTTTCTTTCTTTCATTGTATACTTTACGTAAAAAATCTTTATCTGTTTCCATCATGGTAACACATGTACTCATTAAGGACATCATATTTATGATCATATTATTTGTTTCTTGATCATACTTATTATTTAAAGAATAGTGCATCTTTATATCAACATGCCCATCCCATTTACCTTCTTTATCTTCTCCACAATAAATAAGAAGTGCGAAGTCATCTATTCCTAGTTGCATTTTTTTTCCTTTAACCAGTTAAGAGGAATTACCCTCGTTGCATATTTAAGATTATTTTTTTCACACCACATAGCATACGTAGTCTTACTACCTTTATATAGTTTACTTCTTTCATTTGTAAAGACAAATCGAATATCTAATTCAGGATGTTGCTTTTGTACTTCAGTATGCTTTCTTCTATCTTCACTAGTGAACAGACCTTTCGTTTCAATTATGATGCCATTATCTAATACAAAGTCTGGAGTGTACACCCTAAAACGTACATCTGTCCACTTGATTTTAAACTCTTCATATCGCACACAGGACTCATGTTCTTTAATGAAGTCTGCAACTCGTTCTTCTAAGCCACTACGATATTTTCTTTTGTTATGTCTTCTCTTCATGCTAAAGATACGTACTCTTTCATGGGTGGCTCTTTAGCTCCTTGATATGTTTTCGATGGTAACTCCTCTAGTGTATCCCAACAATCGTGTTTATACTTACAGAAGTGGCACTCATCAGGAAGTAACATATTCCCTGTCTCTTTGTTTCGGTATGTTTCAACTATAGGTTCAAAACAACGCTCAAATGGCTCATCATTGTTTATGTAAGACACAGTAGACTTTACGTCTTTCATAACATCTTCTACATCCATCTGTTCAGCAGAAATATATTTAAATTCGCCATTGCTTTTATTAACAACCCACCATCCACCAACGTCAACATTAGCTCCTTTTGCATAGATAGCTAATTGTGGTATGTAACCAAATGCATCTTTCTCAGATAGGCTACCATAACTGTCAAACTTATTTTTGTATGACCAAGCAGACGCTGACTTAACGTCATCTACTTTTCCATTAAGTATGAGATCGTACTCACCTGTTATGTTTTCACCCTCTATGTCCATGTCAATCTTGCCATTGTCTTTGAACTCAACTTTCATGGCTCTAAGAATGCCTTTGAATACAGACTCAACAACGTCACCTAAAAACATATTGATGACAAAGTTAGAGGGCAGATCAGATCCTTCACTAGGTTTGTTTTTATCAAACCACAGTTGGCATCTAGGTCTGCCCAAGTTAGATGGCCTTAGTCTAAACTCCTGTCGTGCCTCTCCTGCAAATTGTCGGTGCAAGGCATCCCTTATATCACTAACAATAGTTTCAATAACTTCAGAGTCCATTTTAACTTTGCTGTTAACAATATCTTTGAGATACGATTGTGCCAACAATTCCACAGGATGATTCATTAGGCTACCTCAATCTCAGGTAAATCATCGCCCATAATACTATCTACTATGTCCATATCTTCTTGTGACACAGTATTACCACGCTTCTCATCAAAACTAGTTGTAACATAAGTATTATAATTAGTGATCCAATCTAGAAATGACTGAAGTGTTTCGGCATCTTGCTTATCAACTTCAATTGATCCTGCATGTAACTTAGCAAGCACTGTATAATACTTAGCACCTGTTTGTAACTCCTGTGCTTCAGTAGTAAAATCAATCTCATGTTGAGGTGGGTAATGCTTACGCTTGGCTAGTGCTGTAAAAGGCTCTCCTGAAGTTTTAAAACTTGTTCTGTTGTCTACCTCAAAGATAACAGGAATATCTGTTTCAAAATCATTAATCTTTTTGCCATTCTCATCTAGTGGGCTATTCATAGTTGCCAACCCAAATATTACACGAACTCTCTTGATCATGCGAATAAGCTTTTGCATATCTTCACTTAATGCCTTGAAGTCTTTGATATATCCTGCGGGCTTACCACAATTAAAACCACCATGTGTATCTTTAAGATCTTGATTTAAAGAGTCAGCCATAATAGTTTTAACATAATAGCCAGGGTTATCTACATCAGTACCTTGTACATACTTTTTGTACATGTACCTCTGCATAAAAGGTCTGATGGTTAGCTTATTACCATAGACTACTTTATCGTCAGGCATCTGTATAGAATACGACCCACCCTTAACGACAACAGTCTCTGTCTCTTCTCCTTCAATAGTTTTCATACCCATGATTGGTGCATGGATAATCTTTACCCTAGCTAATGTAGATGTTTTTGATTCAGAAGAATCATCATCATCACCAATGCCCATAATCTTTGCCATCTCAGCATTGTAGTTAGTCATATTATCTTGTGTTACTATGTTTGTAGTCATTATATCCTCACTTTCGACTTTATAGAATCTATAGTTATACACTAAATTTCTTTCGTGTCAAGCCAATTTTTACCTATTTTTGCTTCTAATAATAAAGGTACATTAAAATCAATATTATAGTATTGGTGGATAATGTCGTGCAGATTTTGATTTAGGTGTGCAACTGCCGCTATCACTTCATCCACCTCATTAGGATGTACATCGACAACGATTGAATCGTGTACTGTGTTTACTAAACAACTATGTAGATTTCCTAACAATTTCTCAAATTCCAATAAGACTATCGGAACAATACAACCTGTAGCAAAACCCTGTACAGGATAATTCTTAATCATCGTAAAAAAACTTACGCTACCATTTCTTCTCCTTTCAACCATAGGGAACTCATACTGTCTACCTGATGGTGTAGTAACTCTTTTTGTTAGCAACACCTCTTCCCCCAATTCTTTATGCCAATTTGCAATGCCTTTATACTTCTGATTGAAGTGTGTATAGTACTCAGCTTCTGCTTTCGTTCTGCCATACCCACTTGCCCCATATAAAGGTGCAAATGTGTGCATCTTAGCTACTTGACGGCTCGTAGGTTGTCCCGCATCTGATATAACTTTTGCTGTGTAGCTATGCACATCGAAACCTGTTCGCACTTCTTCCATAGCTACTTTGTCTTGAGATAGAAATGCCGCTACCCTAAACTCTAGCTGTGCAAAGTCAGCCTCAAGTATCTGACCACCTTCCCAACGTGACACAAATACTTTCTTAACAGGAAACGTACCACCTCTAGGCATGTTCTGCATGTTAGGATTACGTCCACTGAATCTCCCTGTAGATGTAATGTGCTGTGTCAAACCCACATGTAAGAACCCATCTTTCTTTGTAAAAGTTTTTATGCCTTGAACAAATGATGACAAGTATGAATCTAATGCAGACAATCTCTTTACACTAGCTATAAACTTAGCTTGAGGTATTAAGTTATGTGCAGTAGCTTGATTCTGTAATACGTCAAGATCTCCTTTTGCAGTTGAAAAACCATTAGCACTGACCCAAGACTTGCTTGTAGGCTTAAACCTCAAACCCGCTATAGCTTCTAAAGGTATCAATAGAAATCCATCCCCTGAACATTTCTTGCATATGTTAGGTTTCTTAAATAGTGTGCCATCTTTTTTGACTTTATGTATTTTCTTATTGCCATTGCAATCATCACACTTAATAGCTTTTGTTTTATGCATGGGTACAGTATTCTGTACAACACAGTTGTTAAAAGCTTTCTTGTCTTTAACTTGCTGAAACAATTCCTCGCCCCATATCTTCTTATCAACCACTTTTTTACTGTATATAACTTGTGAAAGCTGTTCAGGACTATTGAGATTGATTGGTGTATCTCCCATTAACTTATTCACCTGATTCGATAAATCAAGAGATATGTCTGTCTTTTCTTTCTCAAACTCGTGTCGCACCTTTTCTAGTTCCATCTCATCTACTTTCATACCATTCATATAAATACGAGTCAGTGCTTTGCAGACATTGTTAGTAATATCTAATACGTTATGTAATGTTTTGTTTTCTTGATCTTGATATCTCTTAAACAATGCCCAATACAAACAGCGAGTAACTCTTATGTCATCCTTTAAATAACTAGTTAGTTCAGCGTGGGGTATATCTCTAGTTGTGTACCCTTTCTTAAAATACTCTTTGAGTATGTCTGACTTGCCATGTGGCAACTCGTATCGCTCTGCACACTTTTCTAATGACAGGCCACCCTTCTTCATTCCTCTACATAATAGATACTCAGCTAACATCGTGTCATAAATATCACAATCAAATTCAAACCCACAGCCCCACAACCATTGTAGGTCATGTTGTGCATTGTGCATAATTAAAAGTGATGCGTCCTTGAGTATAGTTTTTAACTTGCTTACATCATCAGATTGCATCTCAGCATGATCAAAAGTAAATACAATTGGCTCACCTTTACCATTAGCATCACCCACACCAACCATTGTCAGTGTGTTTCCCACTTCATAGGGATCAAGATGTAGCTTACCATCTCTTGTTGTTACTGTGTTTTCTACGTCAACTACTAATTTCATTTTGTCCTCAAGGTATATAAAATGATTTATCTTTATCTAAACGACACGTAACTGTACCATGCCATCCATTCAACTTATTCTTAGACACAACAATATGTCTTATGTCTGTCTCCTCTTCTCCCTCAAGCATGGGATCTTTAGATAGAAGTAACATCAAATCTGTTTCAGCCGCTTTGCCTGTCTTAGACCCCTCAAGCATAGACTGATTTGGTGTAACCCTACCTTCAGCTTCCGCAGATAGCTGACTCATCCACAATACTGCACAATTATATATCTTAGCCATGTTTCTAGCATGTATCGTTGCATCTTTCAAGTACACATCTGTCTTGTCGCTTGTACGCATGGCAAACTTGTCACCCATATCTAATACAACAATGTCAGGCTTTACTGCCTTTATCACCAACTCAACATAATCCATATACTTATCAGTACAATCTTTAACAGACAGCCTATCCAGTACTCTTTTGTATAACATTTGAGTTTTAGAGGGATTTGCTCTCATCTCATCCCTACTCATGCCTGTTGCCGCACTCATGTACCGAATGCCAACCCTGTGATATGCTTCTTCATTTGTAAGGATAACACATCTTGCACCTTGATCAACAAACCCACCAGGACCTGCTATTATTGATGCTTGAAACGATGTCTTGCCTGTGTTGGGTCTTGCACCAATCATAACTAAATGCCCATCACTAATACCTTCTACTCTCTGTTTAAGAGTAGGTAAGTTAAACTTCCACTTAGCTTCAAGGTTATTAAGACGTAAAAGTGTTTCTACACTTATGTCTTCCCAAGTAATGTCCAAGTTAGGTAAGAAATCATCATTGTGCTTATGTATTATCCTACGCAATGGCTCTAACGAACCCATCTTACCATTTACATAATCAAATCCTATGTTAGCAATCTCCTCACCCAACATCTGCCTAAACAAACTAGATAGTACATCACTCGCTATCTCGTTATTCATAGGCTGTTGCTTACCTAGCTTATCGAACAGGGTAACATAGACTTGTCGATTAGCAGTTGTCATAGTAGGGTTGTTAGCCATAAACAAAGCTTGCAACTCATCCACAGTTAGGTCTTTCTCATACTTCTTCATGGAGTAATCTAAAACCTGTTTAATTTTAATTACATCCTTTGAAAATATCTTATCAGGAGATTTAGAACCCTTATGCTCCTCATAGAACTTTTTGTCCATCAGTGATCTTATCAAAGCCAACTCTGTCATGCTAATACCTTTCTCAATCCTTCCATGTCTTCAACTTTCCTATATTTAATATCATCTGTCAAGGGGTATGCAGTAACTTCCGATACATAATTCTTTAGCTGTTTTGTATACGCAACTGTTTTATTTCTAGCGTCAGGATCTAATGCCACCACGCAATGCTCATACTTAGATAAGAAATCAACATGCCTATGAGTAAGTGATGTACCTAATATAGCCACCCCATCTACGTCAGGAAAACAATCATAGACTACTAATGCAGACACAATATCCTCAACTATAATTGCTTTCTTTTTTATCTGCCAAGTATGTTGTACGTAATAATCTGCACGACCACTGTATCGCAACCATTTTGGTCTTGCACCATTTAAGCTACGTCCTATTGCATCTACTAGTGTTCCGTTCTCATCACGTATGGGGAACACAAGACGATCATCTTTTACATCGTACATAATATATGATGATACTAAGTTTTTGAGTAGACCCCACTTGTGCATGAAAGCTTTGATGATAGGTTTGTTTAGGTCATGCGTTACGTATGTAGGCATAACAAAAGGCTCTGTTTTGTCATGTGACATAACGAACTCATTTCTAGATATCAATGCGTATATATCCTCACGATTCAATCCCACAGATACCCTACCTTTTGACCCACATGATACTTTGTAACAATTGTACACAATAGTGCCATCTATCTTAGTAGCAGTAAAAGTGTTCCTAC